GTTCAGGCTCGTAGCCGTGGGTTCCCACCAGTGCGCGTTGATCGCCATCGTGACCCACTTGGTCAACTCACCCCACGTCACTTTACGCAACTGGTTCTCGCTGTTAGCCGACACGATGACAGAACTGCCTATCCGTGTGGTCAGCATCCACAGCACGAGCCAGCTAACCAGTGCAGATTTGCCCACACCCCGTCCAGACGACACCGCTCTCCTGAGTGCTTCGATCAACTCCCCGTTGGTCAGCTTGCCCCGATTCGTGCGAATGAAGTCCGTGATCCTGCGCAGCGCCTTGCGCTGCCACGCCCGGGGTGCTTTGAAATGTTCGAGTGGTGTGTTCTTCTGCCCCCAAGGGAACGCAAACAACACGAACGCCTCGGGGTCGTCCTTGATAGACGGACTCCAAAGCTGACTCATCAGCATCTGTTCTTCTTCTGCCGAGTACCGGGGCTTCTGCATCAGTCATTCTCCAATCGGGGTGTTACATCTGACACGTCCAGAATCTCAGCTTCTATTACCCGTGCCTGCGCCGCAGCGAGTGCTTCGGTGATGGATATGGTCCCGCCGAGTTCCACCTGTTTGACCTCGCCGTACCGCTTCTTGTTGTGCGCCGACATGAGCCACTTGCGCGTATCAATCCGCAACTTGTCCCGGTTCACCGTATCGTTCGATGTGGGGTCCACTGCTTCCACGCCATCGGCAATTTCCAGAATCTCCCCGGCAAGGAACTCGGTGCGCATCTCCTGCGCTTCTTTGAACCGCTCGTGGCGCGTGGGGTCACGCCGTACCCAGCGCAAGAAGTCCTCATACGAGATGAGGCGAAAGTCATCTTGTATCAGTGACTGAAGTGACCGGCCACGGTACACGTCTTCAATGACCCGCTCAAAGATTTGCTCGTACTCGACATGCAGCAAGGCTTTCGCCTCCTTGGACATACGAGGTGGTTTAGGGTCAGGCACGGACAGCCAAGACGGTAACTGCGATTCTCCGGTGACAACCGTGCCTACGGATTGAGATGTTGCTTGTTCCATAGTGTCCGTAGTGTAGTTGATTGGTGCTGTGGTGTCTATTGAACCCATTGGGTTTTTGATTTTTGAAAAATTTATAGCGGATTCGTGATGCCTACGTAGCCGGGGGTCGGACCCTTACGGCCCTCCCCCACCCCCTCCCCCCGGCACCAGATTTTCAAGGCTCCAAGCAACCCCGCACCCCAGCACCTGAACCCAGCGGGTGAGGCAAACCCAGCGGGTTCGAGTGCCCGGAACCATGCACCAATGCACCATTGAAATATTGCACCCAATGGGGCGTGAAACGCTTGTTTGTTCCCATGTTCCCAGCACATTGGCACACAAAAGCCGATATTCCCTTTTCGCGCACGCACGAGGGGGTTTATCTATTGCTTTTCTATTTCCTCTTTTATCCAGAGAATCCTAAAATCACTTACTCCCATTTCTTGACCAATTGGCAGTGATGTGTTAAAGTGCTGGGAACATGGGAACATTGATTAAAGGACAAAATGAAACGCCCTGATTACATAAGCGCCTTCGAGTGGTACGAAATGACCGATGAAGAACAGCGCCGCGAGTTGCAACTCCTCGCACAAGAAGACGCGCCGCGAGTCGTGGTCAAACCTGAACCAAAGCCGCGCAAGCCTAAGATCAGTAAAAAGGCAGCGCCACCGCAGCACATCAAGCCGCGCACCATTGAAGACGCTTTTGTCGTGGTTAATGGCGAGTTGATGCGCCGCCGTGTTGCCATTGTCGAAGTCGTGCAAAAAGACAATGAACGGTTCAGCCGACAAACCGAGGCGCTTGTCCCTTGCGGTGATCGTGTGCGCTTTGGTGATCGTGTGCTTTTGTCCAAAGTCGTGGCGCACTATCTGACCACTGGCGAGATGCTGACCCGTGCGCCGCGAGAACCAAAGCCTTTGCGGTTTCGCGCCCGGGTTCGCACGGATAGCGGTCTCGTGCACCTCGGATACTTTGCAACGGAGGAAGAACGCAATGCAGCCGTGTTCGCTTTTCGCTTAGGGATAACCCCTAGTAAATAATTCACCCGCTGGGTATTGACACAATGACCCAATGGGTTATAATTGATCTCATGGCACAGTCGCCATGTAACTGTAAAAGGTAATTTATGAACCGCCACCAACTGACCTACATTGATCTTCACCCCGCACCCGTTGAGCGTGAACCCTCGCCGCTTGCCATTTGGGCCGGTGCCGCCTTCGCTTTGCTCACGGTCTACCTGCTGACCGTGTTTCTCTTTTCCCTGTAACCCGTAACCGTAACCCTGTAATTGGAGATAACCATGAAAACCACTGTTTCACGCTATGACTTTGAACGTGCTTTCGTTGACGCTGACCGTAAAGAGAATTTCAGCTATGAGGGGTTAAAAGCCCTGTTCGACTATTTGGAAGACTACGAAGAACAGACCGGGGAGGAAATCGAGTTAGACGTGATCGCCCTGTGCTGCGACTATTCCGAAGAAACCGCCGAAGACATCGCCCGCATCTACTCGATTGATCTTTCGCACCTTGATGCTGAGGATGACGACTACGAAGACCAATGCACCGAAGCCGTGCGGGACTACCTGAACGAAAACACCACATTGGTCGGCGAAACGTCGACCGGCTTTGTTTATTTGTCTTTTTAAGGGGTACACCGTGAACGCTTATATCCACGCCCACGCTACACGCCCGGACGGCACCCGCGATAGTTTCGCCACGGTTGCCGTGGACTGTAAAGAGTCGCCGCTATGGTGGCAAGCTCGCGGCCTATCGTTTACCGCTACCGGGTACGGCTCCCGCATCCCCACGCGCCACATGGTCAAATTTAATGGTCGGTGGCGACGCGTGTACTGCCGGATTTTCTCGAATATCGGCACCCTTTTCATCGGCCACGGTGAAGACCGCTTTACTGTCAGTTTGGAAAATTGAGCCATGAGAAACCCAATTGTCGGAATTGCCCACTTTGGCCCCGTGTATGCCCGGAAAATTCACGTTTACTGCAAAGGGGCACCCAAGACAGCGCCGCACCTGTCGCAGTTTTACGCATGGTCAACCAACGCATATAAAACGTGCCGCGATGCCGTGGCCGCTGCCAAGGCCAAACACCCAGCCCAAGACTTCACCGCCCGCTTTGCAAAGGATTGACCCATGATTGACTTGTCCAAACTCGACCCCTCAGACGCTGAACGCTTGGCCTATATCGAAGGGTTTACAGGTGTTGCCGCACTGTATGCCCGCTTGAGCGATGCTGAGGCGCTGAATGCTGCCCATGAAGACCGAATCGAGAATTTCCCGGAACGCTTACCCGTGCGGTTCTTTATCGTTGACTATGACTTAGAGGAAGGTCCGGATATCGTAGAAGTTGACGAATGGGACTTTTTAAGCGCAGATGGTGCGATCAAGTACGAACGAAACACGATGCGTGAAAACGGGTGCGATCAAATATGCTTGACCAAAGGGTTTGAATGATTACCGCCGTTTTAATCGCCATCGCAGGCGCTGTTGTCATCCCCATGATTGAAAAGATTCTCGACCTGTAACCCCTCAACCCGCAAGCCCCTGAATTAGCGTTCAGGGGCATTTTTTGACCTTCAACCTATGCAACCCCCACCCATGAACCAAACCCCGCTTAATCCATCGAAAACACCCCTCCCCGGTACAGTTGCAGCCCGGGCCAAAGACACCGCCGACAGGCTCAACCTAAGTGAACCCCGGGCAGCGGCTTATTTTGGCGTCCCCGTGTTCACCTATCGCAAGTGGGCCACTGGTGACAGAGAACCCGGCGCAGCCGTGACCCGTCTACTCGATGTCCTCGGCATGGTCGAGGCTATGGCCCCGGAACTTCACGGGGCGTTTTTGCCCCCAGAACTCGGTCATGTCAAAAAATCCCGTTCCAAGGAGTCAACCAAATGAGCAAAGAAGCAATGAAGCTGGCGCTGGAGGCGCTGGCAGCACAACACAATGACCGCACCGCATACACCAGGGCAAAGCGTGCAGCCAATGCCACATGTGGAGAGTTTAAAAACAATCCATTAAGCGAACTCATTGAGTCAGGCTACATGCACGGCATGGGAAAGCAGACTGAATTGGCCATCAACGCCCTGCGAGAAGCACTGGCAGAGCAGCCAGCACAGCAGGAGTGGATTGAAACAG